ACGGTCACGGCCGCGGCGTCCAGCAGCTTGAGCACGCGAGGCGCAGGCCGTATCTGATGTACGATGCCATCAACGATTCGCGCACGCGCCCTGCGCATCTGGCGATGGACAACTACATCGCGCCGGTGAATGATCCGATTTGGAAGACTTGGACGCCGCCAGTCGGCTTTTCCTGCCGGTGCGCGCTAGTGTCCTTAACCGAGTCCCAAGCCCGAGCGCGCGGCTACCCGAGGCCGTTCCCCGATGGTGCCAGACCCGATCCAGGTTGGGATTACGACAAGCTGGCCGATGTCGACGAGGGCTTGCGGCGCGCTGCGGATGCCGCTGTGCGATCGACGCTCGGGCCGTTGGGGGATGCTGCGCAGAGCGCGCTTGTCGTTCCGCCAGGGGCCATGGGGCCGGCGGTGTCCAACGCGCTGCTCTTTACCTCCGGGACCAGGGAGCTTGGTGCTTCGGTATCCACCATCATCGACTCAATCCACGGTGACGGCACATTGCCGTCTATCCCGGTGCGATCGGCGCGGATGAAAGATGCCGCCGGCAAGTATCGGACTAGAGGCGGCGCGGCGGTCGATATCAAGATCGATCCGCGCAGATCACGAAAGGCGCTGACGTTGGCGCATGAGGTCGGGCACCTACTCGATCACAACTCGATCGGACGGCCGCGGACGTATGAGAGCGAGCGGGCCAACGGCGTGCTGGCCGGCGTGATGGAGAAAATCGAGAGCACGATTGAGGTCAGTCGATTGCGACAGGCGCTGCAGTCCGAGCAGGCCATCGGTCGCTCGCGTCGGAGCTTCTCTCGCCGCCACCAATGGCTCGAGTACGCTGTGAGCAGCAAGGAATTGTGGGCGCGCGCCTATGCGCAGTACATCGCGGTCAAGTCCAGCGATGCTGAATTGCTCAAGGGCGTATCCGATATCAGCGCCAGCAAGGACGTGGATTACGCTCTATCTCAGTGGAGCACCGAGTCGTTCGCGCCCATCATCGAGGCGATTGATGAGGCGTTCAAACGCATAGGCTGGATTCGATGAGGTTCCACGAGAGCACGTATGACGAGCAGATCGCCAGCCTGCTAGACGAGTTTGTCGACGAGCGGGTGATCGAGGCCATAGGCGATGAGGACCTAGCGCGCCAGCAGATCGGCATGGTGCTAGGCATTGCGGGGATGGATATCGTCGAGATCGGCGAGGATGATTACATCATCACGCCAGCGAACGACGCGGAAATTGATCGCCGTCTAGCGATTGCCAGGGAGGCAATGGAGCGCGGTGAGTCAATCGTTGATGCCGACGATGCGGGGCTGTTCAGATAGCGGGTCCGAGGGCTTACGAAAGAGTCCCACTGAAAAAGTCCCACTGAAAGAGTCCCACTACACTTCGTGCGCGGGGGCGGATACATTTCGCCGCGCACATGAACATTTCCAAAGCACCTAAGGAAGCATTCCAGTTCGTCGCCCCGATGCAGATCGGAGCCGCCGCGGGCGAGGGCGCACGCCGCTTCAAGGGCATCGCCTACAGCGGCCAGCCGATCACTGATCACCCGTACTGGGGCCAGGTCGTTTTCGATCTGCGCACGGTCAAGTCCGATGCGATCATCCCGGTACTGCGCCAGCACGATCCCGAGAAAATCGTAGGCCACACCGAGGCAGTCTCGATCGGCTCGGACATCCAGGTCGACGGCGTGCTTGATCCGACAGAGTTTTCAGCCGAGGTCGCAGCACTCTCTGATTCCGGTTTCCCGTGGCAGATGAGCGTCAATATCCGCCCGGACAGTACCGAGGATATCCAGGCCGGCGCACGGCTCACGGTCAACGGTCACGAGATCACTGGCCCGGCGACCATCTTTCATAACTCGCGCATTCGTGAGGTGTCATTCGTCCCGCTCGGGGCAGATGCCAACACCTCAGCAATCGCGCTTTCTCAATTTTCGGAGGGTCGAGACATGGCACGCGAGCAAGAGCTTGAGCAGCGCGTAACGGAACTTAATGCCCAGCTTGCCACGCAGGCCGAGCAGATCACGAGCTTGACGCAGGCCAATTCCGCGCTCACCGAGAAGTTCGCAGCGACGACCAGGGATCGGCGTGTTGCCGACGTGATGGAGCTTTTCACCGCGATCGGCGTCGAGTTCTCCGACGACACCGCGAAGCCCTACCTCGCGCTCGAAGACACCGCATTCGCCGCGGTCGCCAAGCACATGACCGACCTTAAGGCCAAGGCGGGCGAGCATCTTTTCGGCGAGCACGCTCCTGGACGCTCGGGCGATAGCGGCAAGAGCGCCTTGGTTCTTGATGCCGAGCGCCGCGCCAAGCTCGCGACGGTCAAGTAACGCAAGCGCCTAAATTTCCAGCTAGGAGAATCGATCATGTCAAGCGCCACGATGGCAACGCGTCTTTCGGATGTGCTGAAGTGGGAGGAAAGCAAAGAATACTCGCGCGAGGCCGTGACCGTGCTCTCTGGTCAAACGTTACTCCGTGGCCATGTGGTCGGCAAGGTTGCCGCCGGCGCGATCACGCCAACGGCAGGCGCCGGCAATACGGGCGACGGATCGATCGGTACCGTCACCGCCGGCGTCGGGGTCAAGGAGGGCTCTTACGTCGTCACCATCATCGCCGCGGCAACCGATGCCGGTGAGTTCGCGGTAACCGATCCCGATGGTGATGTGATCGGCATCGGGAACGTCGCCGTGGCGTTTGTCGGCCCGATCAATTTCACGCTCGCCGATGGTGCCGCCGATTTCATCGTTGGCGACTTCATCACCGTTGCAGTCGCAGCCGGTTCCGCGAAGGTCAAGGAATACGACCCGGCGAACGTCGACGGCTCTGATGTTGTCGCCGGCATTTTGTACGATGCCGTCGATGCAAGCGCGGCGGACGTAGATGGGACGCTCATCGTGCGAGATGCCATCGTATCGAAGGAAGGGTTGGCGTGGTTCTCTGGCGTAACCGCCGGGCAGAAAACCGCAGCCTATGCCGCGCTCGCAGCGCTCGGGATCATCGCTAAAGAATCGGCGTAATCGGCCGGCACTACTGATTCGCTCTTAGGAGATCATCATGCCAATGCAAGACCCGTTTACCAGCCCCGCATTCAACATGACGGAGCTGACCGCGGCGATCAACATTTTGCCGAATCAGTGGGGCCGCATGAACGAGATGGGATTGTTCGTTGATCGCGGTGTCCGTACCAGGACCATCTTGGTCGAGGAGCGAAACGGCGTGCTGAACCTCCTGCAATCTCAGCCTGTTGGATCGCCTGGACAGGTAAGCCGCAACTCGACGAGAGGCGTGCGCGGCTTCGCGATCCCGCACATTCCGCTTGATGATGCGGTCATGCCGGAGGACGTGCAGGGTATTCGAGCGTTCGGCTCGCAGACCGAAGCGGAATCGGTTGCGATGATCGTCAACGAACGGCTGATTACGATGCGCGCGAAACACGACATCACGCGCGAGCATTTGCGCATGGGCGCTTTGAAGGGGCTGATTCTGGATGCAGACGGCTCAACGATGTTCAACCTGTTCACCGAGTTCAACGTCAGCGAGAAGACGGTCGACTTCACCCTCGGCACGGCCGGCACGGTGGTATCGGGCAAATGCCGAGAGGTCGTCCGGCACATCGAGGACAACTTGCTAGGCGAGGTTTCCACCGGCGTACACGCGCTGGTAAGCCCGGAGTTCTACGACAAGCTGATTGCCCATGCCAAGGTCGAGGCCGCATATGCCGGTTGGGCTGGTGCGGCGGATCGACTCGGCGGTGATCTGCGCAAGGGCTTCACGTTCGGCGGCATCACATTCGAGGAATATCGCGGGCAGGCGACAGATGCCAGCGCCAATGTGCGTAAGTTCATCGCTGCGCAAGAGGGTCGCGCCTTTCCGCTCGGGACGCGTAACTCATTCTTCACGGCGAATGCGCCGGCGGATTTCAACGAGACGGTGAACACGATGGGCTTGCCGTTCTACAGCAAGTCAGAGCCGCGCAAGTTCGGACGCGGCCAGGATCTGCACACGCAAAGCAACCCGCTGCCGCTATGCACCCGGCCGGCGGTGCTGGTGAAGATCCATACCAGCAACTAGAGCACATCGTTCCCCTCTCCTGGCGGGGTATCGCACGGGGCGGGCGATGAAACCCGCCCCGATTTTTTAGGCAAGGAGACTCAGATGCACATTCGACTTCTAAAGCCCCTGATTCGGGACAGCAAGCAACTGCAGGCCGATGCGGTGATCAATGTCAGCGACGATATGGGGAAAGCCCTGATCGGTTCCGGCAACGCCGAGCAGACCGATGCCCGCGTCAGTGCCGCTCCGAAAGATTCGAGCACGTCGGATTCTAAAAAGTAACGACAGGACTCTGGAATAACGCGCGATGGCCTACGCCACTAAAGCCGCAATGCTGCAGCGATACTCCGAGTCGGAGCTGCGCGCGCTCACCGATCGCAACCAGCCGCGCTGCGATGCGATCGTGGAGGCGGTGCTTGATGTGGCGATTGGTGATGCGCAGGCAGAGATCGACGAGGCGCTCGCCTCTGCGGGCTACGTCGTACCGCTCACCACGCCGCCGGTGCGCATCGTTCACATCGCCTGTGATATCGCCCGCTATCGCCTGTACCAGAATCTGCCGCCGAACGACACGAAGCACGAGTCACGCATCCGCTACGAAGACGCCCGCAAGGTGTTGAACCAGATCATCGCAGGAGACATCACCGTGGATGGTGCGACGACGGCGGACGAAACCACCGCAGGAGGTATGGCGGTCGGAGTGAAGTCGCAGCAATTCGGGCCGATCTTCTCCGAGCAATTCGGCGGGCTGCTGCCGCCGCGTGAGTCTGCATAAATGGTTGCCGCCGTACAAATCAAGATCGATCGCAAGGCGGATACTTACCTGCGCGCTCTAGGGGCGCGGGTGAAGGACTTGAGCCCGGCTATGCGCGATATCGGGCACGAGTTCGTTGAAGAAATAAGGCTCGGCTTCCGCACGAGCACATCGCCGAATGGCGTGCGTTGGGCGCCGCTGCGGTATCGCGCCGGGCAGCCGCTACTTGATACCGGGACGCATTTGCGCAACCCAATGGCGTACCGCGCAAATAGATCCTCGGTTGAAATTGGATCTAACTTTGAGTATGCGGGCGTCCATCAGCACGGCGCGACGATAAAGCCCAAGCGCGGGAAGTTCCTAAAGTTCACGCCGCCAGGTTTTTCGCATCCGATATTCGCGAAGAAGGTCACCATCCCCGCTCGCCCATTCCTTCCTGTTGGCGAACTGCCGCCGGATTGGCAGCGCGACATGCTCGATATTCTGCGGGACCACTTCTATGCTCGATGACTGGCTCGCAGCGGAAGTGCTCATCATCAACCGGCTGAAAGCGGAGGTCGGCGCATACGTGCGAGATGTCCTCGGTGCGCGCGAGTTGGCCGCGCTATCGGAGTCTCAGCAGCCGTCGCCCTCGCTGCATGTGATCTACGACGGCGAGGATTTGAGTGTCAGCTCAGGGGGGCATGGTGAGGCCCGCATCGTTGAGCAGTTCTGGCTAGTCGTTGTTGCGGTGGAATCGGCGAGCGAGATCGTCACCGGCGAGGGTGAGCGGCTATCGATCGGACGATTGATGAGCCGCGTTATTCGCGCGCTTTCCGGGCATCAGCTCTCTGCGGACTTTCGCAAGATGGAGCGCAGGCCGGCACCGCAGCCAGCTTTTGCAACACCGTGGGCCTACTACCCGATGTTGTTCGGCGTGAAATTCGCGGGGGCATGACATGCGTGTACGACTGACCAGTCCGATCACCAAAGCCGGGATGATCTTGCCTGCGGATTCAGTGATTGATGTGAGCGACGACACCGCCGCCTGGCTGATCAAGATCGGCAGCGCGAAGGCAGAGTCCATCGAGGTCATCCGTTCAACCTTAGAAGATTCCGGTGTTTTAACCGACGCTCCGCCGCGGCGGGCAACTAGGAGAAATTGACATGCCCTATTTTTCTGGCCAAGGCAAGGTGCGGATCGCGCAACGTGATGCCAGCGGCAATGCGCTAGCGTTCCGCTATCTCGGCAACTGCTCGGCGCTCACACTCTCCCCGACCACGGATGTCCTGACGCACAAGGAATCCGTCACCGGACAGCGCTTGACCGACCTACGGCTGCTGCGCGAGAAGAACGTCAACCTGAACATTCAGATGCAGGAGTTCTCTGCGGGCAATCTGGCGCAAGGCTTCTACGGCGCGAGTTCAGTCATCGCCGGGAGCACGGTCGTTGCCGAAGAGTTTCCGACAGTTGCCGTCGGGGACTTCGTGCGCACGGCGCAACAGGATCTGACAAACATCGTTGTGAAGGACTCGGATGGCGCGCCTGCCACGCTGGTGCTCGATACCGATTATCGGATCGAGTCTGCCAAGCACGGCACGATCGAGTTCCTCAATTTGGGGGCCTACACCCAGCCTTTCACGATTGATTACACCTATGCCGGCGCGACGAACATCAACATGTTCACCCAAGCGCTACCCGAGCGTTGGATGCGATTCGAGGGCTTGAACACGGCGGATTCCAACGCTCCGGTACTGATCGAGGTGTTCAGGGTCGCCCTTGATCCGATCAACGAGGCGCAGTTGATCAGCGATGAAATTCTGAACATGGAGTTGCCAGGCAGCGCGCTATACGACAGTACGAAAGACAACGATGCCGTGCTCGGGCAGTTCGGGATCATCCGACAGATCGCGGCGTAAGCGCTCGGCGAGCCTAATCGACAGGAGTTCTCAGGCGATGAAACTATTCAAGCACCTCGCGGTACTGGCGGCTGCGGCGTTGTTCGCGATCGGCGCGCAGGCAACATCGCTCACCGACTACCTCGAAAACAAACTCGCCGATCACCTGTTCCGGACAACCACGTTCACGCAACCCGCTAACGTCTACGTCGGACTTCTCACGGGGGCCTGCAGCGATAGCGCCGGCGGTACGGAGGTTACCGGCGGCAGCTACGCCCGCGTCGGTGTGGCGGCAGGCGACGCGCAGTGGAAGGGCACGCACGGCTCGGTGTCCGGTGCGAGCAGCGGTACAGGTGGCACGATCAGCAACGCCGGCGCGATTACGTTTCCCGCACCTACCGCGGATTGGGGCGCGGTGACGCATTGGGGCATGTGGGATGCGTCGACGGCTGGCAACCTGCTGATCTGCGCGGCGCTGACGACCGGCAAGACGATCAACAACGGGGATGCCGCACCGGCCTTTGCGATCGATGCCTTAACGGTCCAGGTCGACGATTAAAGGGGCGCGCGATGCGAGCTTATCTGATCCTCTGCGCCTTAGCTCTGCTCGCCGGATGCGCTACGCCTACGCCTCTCGGCGGTGATGCCCGGGTAAGCGGTGGCGGGCCCTATGCGGTGGCGACCCTGGCACCGTGGGGGAGCTTTGAATTCCAGGCGGCTCCAGGCTACACGCGCTTGGCGATTGCTAGGCGATCTGCGGTGCGCCGTCTTCAGACCGGGCGCATGAGCGTAGATCAAGCGCAGGCGCTGCAGGATGCCGCAGACCGGGCGCGCAGTGCGTTGGATGATTCCGTGGTAGAGGCCGGGCGCGGGGATACGCAGCTCGCCGAGGGAAGGCTACGCGAGGCGATGAAATTGATTGAGTCTGCAGAGGCCATGCTGCAGCGCTAGGCTCAGCGCTGCGCCGCCTGTGCGGCGGACGAGAGGTGCTCGCCGAGCTGATCTGGATTTTCTGGTCTGTTCGGCGTTTCTTTTTTGTGAAACCTAAAGAGCGAAGGGGTGAGACATGAAAGTGCAAGCGGTGATGGATTACGCGAAGGCGCTTCTGGCGGCAGTCGACCAAGCGGTGGCGGAAGGTCGGGACGAGCTAAGTATTGCGGATCTATCGGTGTTCTCCCAAGCCGACGATGCGGCGCGCGCGGAGCTTGAAGCGGCGATCAAACGAGCGAACGAGGGTTAATGATGGCACACGAGATAACACCGCGTCAGCGTAATCGATCAAGCCGCGTGTTTCTGGAGAATTGAGCCGTGCCAATCGTCACATCCTCCTACACCATAGATGCCCACACGCAAGCCACCGGCGGGCACTATGTGATGGAGTCACACACCGACAACACGGGCCGCGTGCACTCCTATCACTATGAGCTACCTGCAGGCCAAGGCGCTACCGAAGTCGAGGCGATGATGGCCGCGCGTGTTGCAAGAATTGATGCGCAGCTAGCAGAAGCCGAGTTCGAGGGGTTAGTCGACAATGGCTCTTGACCTCAACCATCAAACGGCGGGTGAGTTTGCCGCTCGGTTCTGGGAGCGGCTGAAGCGCGTATATCAGGATGGGAACAGGCTCGAATTCGCGCGCATGGTCTGGTGGCTCTATGACAGAGTAATAGCCGGGGATTTCACCAGCAATGAAGTGCGCCTGTCCTTCAATGCAGCCTACGGACGTAGCCTTACTGTCCCACAGTGGAACGCCTTCGTGACCGATACGCTTAAGCCAATCCGTGATCGCTATCAGGCCATGCTCGATCAGGGGGATCTGTAATGGCCGTTGTCTGCTACGCAAGCACCGGCAGTAACACAAGCCCCTATGAGACGTGGGCTAAGGCTGCTACGGCATTTGCTACCGCGCTTGCTGCCGCATCATCCGGCGACACCGTGCAAGTCGACATGGAGAATATCGCCAGTGGGGATGCGGAGGTTGCGGGTAACACGACGTGGACTGTGCCGAACGGGGTTACGGTTCACATCGGTACGCAGAATGGTGCGAGCGGTATTTCGACCGGCACGATGGGCACGACGTACTGGTTTGGGAATTCCGCAGACGATAGAGATATTACCCTTAACTTTACGGGCTACAGCAGACTGATCGGCGGCCTGA